ACTAATGATGACCTTAATTACTACGCTAATCTCTTTTCTATCTGGTGGCTTGCCTAAACTCTTGGACTTCTTCCAAGACAAGCAAGATAAGAAGCATGAGTTAGCACTTGCTCAATTGCAGATGGCACAGCAGCTAGAAATGGCTAACAAGGGCTTTGAGGCTCAAGCGCACATTGAAGATATTAAGACTGAACAGATAGGCATTCAGACGCAAGCAGATGAACGTATAGCGTTGTATTCTCACGACATTGAGATAGGTAAAGGTGCATCGCAGTGGGTGATTAATGCTCGCGCTATGGTTCGTCCTACGATTACTTACGGTCTATTTTTATTGCTAGTTGCTATTGACATTGCCGGCGTTTGGTATGCCTGGACGCAAGACGCTCCGTTTAAGGAGATGATGGACTTAGTCTGGGATGACGATACGCAAACTATTTGGGCTTCTGTGATTAGTTTCTGGTTTGGTACACAGGCATTTAGCAAAAAATGAAAGTAAGCGACAAGGCACTTAAAACCATAATTCATCATGAGGGTGTTAGATATAAGCCATATCTTTGCCCTGCTGGTTTATGGACTGTTGGTGTAGGCCACGTTTTATATCCCAAACAGGGACTATTGCCAGTAGCTCAGAGAGGCTCTATAGGGCTGCGTGTTGAGGACTTTAGACAGTTTACTAAGGATGAGGTAAATGCGATTCTTAAGGCAGACTTGCAGCGTTTTGAGCGAGGTGTATTACGTTATTGCCCTAATTCTCTTACTCAAGGGCAATTCGATGCTCTCGTCTCTTTTAGCTTTAATGTAGGATTGGGAACATTACAACGCAGCACATTGCGCCAAAAACACAACCGAGGTGACTTTGATGGTGCTGGTAGTGAATTCATGAAATATACACGTGGCGGTGGTAAGGTTCTCAAGGGTTTAGTTAATCGTCGTAAAGATGAAAGATCAATGTATGGCTACTAAGAAAATACCTGCTGACTGTATGCCGATGTGCCAAAGTTGTTCATTTTTTGAACGTGAGAAAAATGAGGATGTTGGTATTTGTAGACGGTTTCCACCTAAGACAATCTATCTAGGTGACGATGAGTTTGATAGCTTTTTTCCTATTACGTCTGTTACCGAATGGTGCGGTGAATTTAAAAGGCAGGTGTCATAATGACTCACCCAGTAACAGATGAGGAGTTTATAGCGGCATGGAACTCATGCGGATCGGTCACTAAGGTAGCTGATATTTTAGGCATTAACCACAGATTGGTTAATCGCAAGCGTAGAGACATCGAAAAGCGGCAAGGCATCCAATTGCTTGCCACTGCTAAAAATAGCCCTGATTTCAATGTAACTTTGCCAGCTAACGGCGTTAGAGTTAATGTTGGATTGGAATCAGGCGTTGTTATCGTTGGCTCAGATGCTCACTACTGGCCAGGCATTATCTCTACGGCTCATAGGGCCTTTGTGGTGGCTGTGAAAGAGCTAAACCCTAAGATGGTTATTATGAATGGTGACGCGTTTGACGGGGCTAATATCTCTCGTCATCCACGAACAGGTTGGGAAGCTAGACCTAGCGTTAAACAAGAGCTAGAGGCTTGCAGAGATCGTATCTGTGAGATCGAAGATGTTGCTGGTAATGCCAAACTGCATTGGACTTGGGGCAATCACGATATTCGCTGGAATAGCCGATTATCTTCACAGGCTCCTGAATTTGAGGGTATCCACGGCATGAACTTAACGGATCACTTCCCACGCTGGAAGTTCTCAACTTCGGTGATGATAAATGACCATACTCAGATCAAGCACAGGAATTACAACGGAGTTCACGCTGCTTATAACGCTGTTGTTAAGTCTGGCGTGTCTACAGTCAATGGTCATCTACACTCTCTTAAAGTCACTCCCTGGACTGATCTGACAGGTACTCGCTACGGTGTCGACACAGGCTCTCTAGCCGACGTATGGGGCGTTCAATTTGAGTACACAGAGGACGGTACTAGAAACCATCGAAGCGGCTTTGTGGTGCTGACATTCTACGAAGGCAAGTTACTGCCTCCGGAGATGTTAGAGGTCATTGATGAGGATAAAGGTCTTGTGTGTTTTCGAGGACAGGTGATCGCGGTTTAATCCAGCTCGACGTCCAATCTGCTTTAACTGGTTGGAGTTTAGCCCTGCGTTTAGCTAGGAATAGGTCTTTCTTGTCTATATCCTGGTTAAGTCTATTGCGTGCTATTTGCGCTCTTTCTTTTGAGGATAATGGCGCAGGTCTAGCAGCATCGTTATAGTTGCCAATGCAAAACACAGGCACATAGACTTCTTTTATCTCTTTCTGCTCTTTTATCCAGCTATCAATATAAACTAGCTTAATCTTGCGTAAATGCTTGATATAGCCCTTCATCCACTTGTTTGAGATAAAGAATTGCTTTTCTATCTCCGTGTATGTTGATGGCGTTTCTAGGATTTTTAGCAACTTAGCCATTTTTATTTCTGATGGCTTTGTGTTGTATTTCATTTCATTCATCTTTGACGAATACTCCGTTTGAGTTTAAGAATCCTTTGCGGTCTTTAATCTCTGCATAAGCATCTTGCAAGCAGTGAACGATAGAGATGTCTTTAATGGCGCAGTAGATTATCAGTGTGACCAGCACATCGCCGACACCATCTCTAATTTGCAATGGATCGTTTTTAATTTCAGCATCACATAGCTCACCTAGCTCACTAACTGTTTTCATTAGCTGGTTGGCTGCTTTACCGTTCTTAATAATCCCGCGAGCTTCTGCCCATCTAACAACATCTAACTCTAGTGATGTCCATGTCATTTACATATCCTTTTCTTTGCATCTCTAAAGTTAGACTCAAACATCCAGCCTACACATTGTTTATCAATATCTGGTGATGTTACTGACGCTACACCTTCAGTAAATCCGCGATGATATTCGTTTTGCATCCTATTCATTACACCTAAGCCAATGCCAGGTATAGACGCAACAACCACAATTAAGATCATTCCCCAGCGCATAGCTGCCTAATCTTTTTAACATCAATGCCAAAAGTCTCATGTACGCGCAAGATGATTTCTGCTGACGGAACTATCTTCTTATTGCGAATCTTTGACAGCGTAGAGATACCGATCTTCATGTGTAGAGCAATAGCACGATCATTCTTGAAACCGTGGTTTTTAATTAAGTAGTCAAGTAGTTCCATTTTTATCCTTTATAAGTAGTGCAGGGTCACCAGTTCGAGAATACATGAAGGAGAATCTGGCCCCTGCTGCCGGTGTTACTCGCCACTACCGGCTAGGCGTGCAAACTCTAAAAGGGAATGTCGTCAATATCTAGCGGTTTTTCTTCTACTGTTTTCTTTGCTTCTTTTAGCTTAAATGAGCAGCTCATGAACTTGCCGGATTTACCTTCTTTTAGCCAGGCTGATACATAAACTGGATTACCTGCTAAGTCTTTACCGTCGCCTGAGTAGTCAGGATGTGTATCGCTTTGCTTTTGTTGATTCTTGAAAAGTGAGAAGCTGCCTGGTTTTGGATCGTATGCCATGATTTACCTTTATCGTGTAGTGAGTTTCTTAATTGCACTGCGTTGCTTGCTATCAAACAAAGACCAAAGAGCTGTTTTGCTGTCTGCGTCCAAGCCTAATTCATTGATGTAATCGACTGCACCTTGCACGTCATTCTTTGTTAGCAATGAGATAGCTTCTACACCTATGCTGCGGATTACTTCTTGATCTTCTGCTGACATGGATTGAAACACATCAACTGTAATCGGTTTAGCTGACATAGGCTCGCTAGAATCGATTGCATCGTGTTCGACTATCTCAAGTGCTGTGACGTATAGATAACGGCGGCTATAGGTCTCTACGGCCCCTAGATTCTGTATTGGGTGGCAACCTTTAAGCTGCGCTTCTGCCATTGGGCTAGTAAACGTCACGCAACCACCATTCTCAGTATCAATGATGCGTAGAGTAGCCAGCTCAGTACCAAACGAAACGACAGGGCAAAGTTTTAACTCAAAGAAAATAGATTGTATAGCTGGCAAAAAGTCGCCAAGCTCAAAGTATTTATATCCTGCAAACTTGTTGTGGCCTGACTTTTTTAGCTCTGTGTGCTGCAATTTAATACGGGCTTTTTGCAGTTTTTCGTAGACTAGCCATTGCTGCTGTTCTTCTTGCTCTTGTTGCTGGCGCATGATTATTTACCTTTATTTGAATTTTTTAGCGATGACAGTATTGAGTGTCCGAAGGTTCGATACAGTTTGAACTTCTTGAGCCTTAATCTGCTCCTTGCGTATTCTGTCAAAAGTCTTAGCCACATTTGTCTTGCTAGAGTGAACATATTTAAACCTTGGGTCTAAGATTGATTTGGTGTCGTTCATTTCTCTCCTTATTGAATGTAAGAAACTAAAAGATACCCTGCAATCAATAAAACTGCAATCACTTTCGGATGTCTTGCAAGCCAATCGTCAGTAGCTAATAATTTCATTGTTGTTCTTCTTTCATTTTTAAAAAGTTAGCTGTAGTGTATGGAACACCGATCACTGTTGCTTTGCGTTGTACATCCCACAAGTGATTAATAAACTGTCCTATATTGGTAAACTTAGTTCCTAGTTCTTCATTGATCTGATCCAGAGCTATTGCCATTCCTGCCTCAATTCCTTCAGAGTAAGTCACTTTTCATTCCCCCAAAAAACCATTTATCGAATTTTGCGTTATCTTCTGACTCTTTTTTATCTCTTGCTGCTACCCATAGTGCGTCTGCTTCATCTTCTTGATACGCTGCCAGGCAAACTAACAGGTCATCTAGTTCTTCAATCATCTCTGTCTCCGTCGTTGGTATGACTGAACTATAGCGACATACG